GGCAGGTCGCCAAATTCCCCCGCAACCGGGATGTGGTCAGTCACACCGACAATTCGGTGACCACTATATACAAAACCATCCCCGAGCCGGTCCGGCGGGCCGTTGCGGCCCAGGTTGAATACATCGTCAACATGGGTGATGACTTTTTTCGTACCGACAAATCGGACAAACAGTCGGAATCAATCGGCGACTATTCCTATTCATTGGGTGAAAAACAATCGGGCCTAACCAGAATGATCGCCCCCAAGGCCAAATTGTTGTTGCGCGGCTATATCAACCGGACCGGGAGGATTACGCGATGAGCTTGGCCGGGCTTATGAATCAAACCATCACCCTATACAATCAGGCATCCTATGACGCCTATGGCCGCGAAACGGTCGGATCGGGAACCAGTGTCAAATCCCGGTTTCAAAAAACCACCAAGCGGAAATTGGAAGCCACCGGCAACCTGATCACCATTGATGCAGTTGCCTACGTACCGGCCGATACCAGCGTCAATACCGACGACCGGGTGACTTATGGGACCGACAAATACAAAGTATATGGCAAATATGAGGCCGTCGATGGGGCGGGCAATACCCACCACATCAAATTGGAGCTTTTGAAATGGCGGGAGTGAAAATCAAGTGGAACTCAAAGGAATTTTTGGCCAATATGAAAAAATTGCAACAACAAGCCGAAAAAGTCAAAATCCAACCGGTGCGGGATGTGGCTTTGGAAATTATGCGGCTTTCACAATTTGAGGTGCCCCACGACAAAGGACTTTTGCAAAATTCCGGTCGGGTGGAGCCGATGCCCACCGGGGCCAAGGTCGGCTATGACAAGGTGTATGCGGCCCGGCTTCATGAACACCCCGAATACAAATTCCAAAAGGGTCGGAAGGGCAAATATTTGATCGATCCGATCAAAAACAATTTGTCGGTATTTCAAAAAATCATGGGTGAAAAAACCAAAATAGTGTTGGGGACCTAATATGGCGCTAATTGATGACGTGGCCACTCATTTGGAGGATGAGGGTGTGGGTACCGTCGGCACCGACATTTTCAAATCCTATTTACCCGACAAGGGCGATGGCACCGTGTATGCGGTATTGGACACCGGCGGGATGGAGCCCGACCCGTATTTGCCGACCAATGAGCCCCATTTTCAGGTGTTGGTGAGGGCCAATAGCTATTCGGCAGGAAAAACGGCTTTGGAGGCCGTCCGGAGCGCCCTGCACCGTCAAGCCAACCTGACCGTCGGAAATACATACTTCTATTTTATTTTGGCAATCAGTGAGGGCGGGCACATCGGTCGAAACGATCGGGGATTGGACGAATTTTCGATCAATTTCAGGTGCCGGACCCGCTAATACATGCAAATCAATGGCAAAATTTTCCGCGAGCTTAGGTGCCGGGTATGTCGAAAACTCATATGCTATGAATACGTGTATGCCGGCCGGATTGCCTATCATTGCCCAAGGTGTGGGGAATATACCGCCCACACCTTCAAGCATTTGCAGACGAAAAATGTCAAGGATACAATGGATCAATACCAAGTAAGCGCAAAAAAGGGAGGTGAATAACGTGAGCGACGTAACAAATGTCGAACTAGGTGTTTGTAGTGTCACATTCAATGATGTCGATTTGGGTCACACCAAAGGCGGTGTCGAAGTGACCTACACCCCAGAATACCATGACGTGACGGTGGACAAATACGGCAATACTCCGGTGGAATCCTATTTGATCGGAGAAAATTTGGAAGCCACCGTGCCACTGGCGGAATATACCGTGGCCAACCTACACAAAGCCATCCCGCATTCTGGAGTAGCCGGAGCCGGTGACGCCCGCACCACCATTGGTGCCCTGGCAGGCAAAAAGGCCACCGACGAAGCGTATGAATTGGTCCTCCACCCGATTTCGGAAGGGACCAGGCGCCATGACATCGTATTCTACAAGGCTTCAATTATGTCCGAAGTAGTGTTGAATCACGCCGTTGATGAAGAAAAAATCATCGAAGTGACCTTCAAAGCCCTTTTGGATGAATCCAAATCGGATCAAAACTACCTTGGCATGATTGGTGATTCCACGGCCTAACACCTATATGGCATTGTGCGCTTAGTCGCCGCCATATTATGAAAAGCAAAACCGTTACCCTAGAGAGTGGCCAAAAGGTCACCGTCAAAAAATTGCCTTTGGGCAGGTATGCCAAATTGATCAAGGCAATACAGGATTTGCCCAAACATCAAAAAAAGCTTGAATCACTGGAAAACGAAACCGTATTGGAAGCATTGCCGGAATTGATTGCCGAGGGCTTGCCGGATGTGATCAGGATTCTGGCTATTGCCACACCCTTGAAAAAAGAGGAAATCGAGGAATTGGGTTTGGATGAGGCCGTTGATTTGGCCATGGCAGTTTTTGAGGTCAACAATTATCAAAAAGTGTATGACCGAATAAAAAAAGCCCTGGCCCGGCCGGATCAAGTCGAAAATTAAATACCGATGATTGGCTTTGGTGGGCCGTTGACTTTACCGCCGCCGAATACGGTTGGGCCTTGGATGACATCCTCAACCGCTTATATTTCGATCAACTGGTCAACTTGATCGAGCAAGCCAATGTCCGCAAAATTTCCGACTGGAAAATGCAATTGGCCATCGCCCACAATCCCCACGTCAAAAAGCCCAAGGATTTATTCCTGATTTTGGATCGGGAGCAAAAACGCCATGAGGCCCCGGCGTCGGAGGTTTTGGACAAATCCGGCTTTGACCGCTTCAAAGCTCAATTGGGCAGAAGCAACAAAATAATTGTAAAATGAAACTATGGCTTTCAATGTTGGTGCAGTAGTAGCCGAAGTTACCGCCGATATTTCCAATTTCAAAAAGGGAATGGGTGAGGTGGAGGGTCGGGTGCAGGGTGTGGGAAAAACCATCCAACGCGTCGGCTCCGGCGTGGCCGATTTTGGCAAAAAGGCCGCCATTTTCACCGGAGTATTGACCGCCGGTTTGGGCGTGGCCACCAAAAAGGCCATTGATATGGCGGGGGAGTTTGAGCAATCCGAAATTGCCTTCACAACTTTGCTCAAGGATCGGGGAAAAGCCATTGAAGCAATCAAGGAAATTGAAAAGGAAGCCAAAGCCACCCCATATAATTTGCCGGACCTGATCAAAGCCAATCAATTGCTGATTTCCGCCGGTGTCAATACTTCCGATGCCCGGGATCAAATCCGCGATTTAGGCAATGCCATCGCCGCCACCGGCGGGGGCACCGCCGAATTGAATCGGTTGGCCGTCAACTTGCAACAAATCAAGGCCGTTGGCAAGGCGTCGGCCTTGGACATCAAACAATTTGCTTTCGCCGGGATCAATGTATATGACATGTTGGCAAAATCCACCGGCAAAACGGTCGAGCAAGTGCGGGAAATGGACATTACTTATGACATGTTGACCGAATCATTTGCCCAAGCAAGTGCGGAGGGCGGGGTTTTTGAGGGCGCAATGGAGGCCCAAAGCAAGTCTTTGCAGGGCTTGATTTCCAACCTTCAAGACGTCATCGGCATCACCCTCAAAGACATTGCTATGGATTCGGGCATTTTTGAAATCGTCAAAAACGCCGTGGGTGGGATAGTATCATTTTTGGAAGCAAATGGTGATAGGATCACCGAATTTTTCCGCACAATCGGCACCGCCATTTCACTATTTTCGGAGGTTTTCACCGATTTTGATATTGGTGCATGGCTTTCAGAGGAGGATTACCAAAAATTCCTGCCGATGATTGAAATATTCCGGTCATTGCAGGATATATTTTCAAAAATTGCCAAGTGGATTTCAGAAAATCAGGAATTGGTATTGACCTTTTTGAAGGGCCTGGGTATCGCCCTTGGTGTTTTGGTTATCGTCGGCACTATCACCGCCCTTTTGGGGGCACTATTAAACCCAATCACTCTGGTTGCTTTAGCCATTGCCGGCTTATATACGGCCTGGCAAACCAACTTCATGGGCATCCGCGATATTGTCAATAATGTTGTCAATTGGATTGTCAATTTTTGGAATGAGTATTTGCACCCGGCCATTCAAAAACTTGCCGATTGGTTTAGTGAAAATTCCGATAGCATTATTTCAATCCTGAGCGGAGCTTGGGAAATTATCAAGGGGGTCATTCAAGTCGCATGGGGCATTGTATCCGGCATCCTCAAGGTTGGTTTGGCCTTGCTTTCCGGGGATTGGGGCAAAGCATGGCAGGGAATCAAGGAAACGGCCAGCACCGTTTGGGACGGCATCAAAAAAATATTCAACGGCGCCATCGAGTTTTTGAGTGGGTGGGGCGGCATTATATTCAAAAAAATCACCGAGCCGTTTGAGCGGGCATGGGGCAAGGTTCAGGAGCTTGTCAATAAAATTAAGGACAAACTTGATATGACCCACCGGGAATCGCCGAGCATTTTGGATGTTGTCCAAAGGGGAGTTTCCAAAGTCAACCGGGCTTTGGATGATTTGGCTTGGTCCGCCGACATCACCCCAAGGATGGCCGGGGCGACCTTGGTCAATCAAGGCGCTTCACCGGCCATGGGCAATGTATATGTGGATATGAGCGGGGCCATGGTTGGCGATTTACAACAAGCCGACGAAATTGGGGAGCGGATCGGTGATTCGATCATGCGGCGCTTGAAAGCCAATGTGAGGTTATAATGGCATATTCAATTTCAATCGACGGCACCGACCGGACCGGCGATGTTATTTCCGGAAGTGTCAAAATTCGGGATATCATCAACGATCAGCAAAACACCCTCAATTTTGCCATCACCGACTTGTCGGGCAATGGCCTGCCGTCAACTTCCGATGAAGTGATCATCGTGGATAGCTCCGGCACCACCCTTTTTGGCGGTTATATCATCCGGATTGATTTGACTGACAAACTCAAAACCGGTGCCCTGGTGGCCAAGGTTTCCTGCATCGACTATGTGTGGCTTTTGGATCAAAATTTGGTGCATAAAACCTATGAAAACACGACCGACAAAGCCATTATTGAGAATATTGTCAACACCTACTCCGCCGGCCAAATGATCACCACCGACAATGTGGTTGAGGGGGTGACCATCGACCAAATCAGTTTCAATTATTTGCAACCATCACAATGTATGCGGCAAATTTGCGATTTGACCGGGCGAAATTGGTATATCGACTATGACAAGGACATACACTATTTTCCCCTCACTACTAATACCGCCCCATTTGACATCGATTCCACCCAAAATGCCTATATCAACCTACAATTGTCCAAGGATTTGAGCCAATTGAAAAATCGGGTATATGTCCGGGGCGGCACCAAATTGTCGGATTTTACTACCTATTCGGAAGTCGGCGACGGCGAAAAAACCAAATTTGTGTTACCCGACAAACCCCATGATGTATCGGTTGAGGTCAACGGCTCACAGGAAACCGTCGGCATCAAGCACATCGACGATTCCGGGTATGATTGGTATGTCAACTACAATGAAAAATACATCGATCAGGATAGCGGTGGGAGTGTTTTGACCGGCTCCGACACCCTTGAGGTGACGTATAAATATGACATTCCAATTTTAGTGGCGGTTGAGGATACGGACAGCATCGAAGCCAATGGCCAAAGGGAATTTGCCATTTTTGACAAACAAATTAAAACCACCCAAGCGGCCCGGGATCGGGCATCGGCGGAGCTCACCGACTACGCGGCCAATATTGTTGAGGGCTCATTTGATACCTATACCACCGGATTTGTGTCCGGACAATACATCAACATCAACCTGAGTGATTATGGCGTCAATGCCGACTATATTGTGCAGGATGTCATCGCCCGATCCTTTGGAGCCGGCAATTTCCGCTATACCATCAAAGTCGCCAGCGCCAAAACCTTGGGCATCATCCGATTTTTGATCGAGCTTTTGGAGGCCAACAAAAACTTGATTGAATTGGATGACAATGAGGTGGTGGATGAACTTTTGAATTTGAGCGATTCCCTTTTGTCGGATAGCTTGACCGACGATTTGACCATTGATTCGACCGGACCATATCACACTTGGGTCGAGGATTCGCCATCGGGTACAATTAACACACGGGGCAGGTGGAATTTGTCCCAATGGGGATAATATGAGCAAAATATATATACCGGAATACATCAAGCCAACCGGCGCGGTCAGGTTGATTTTGCGTGACGCCAAAACCGGTCGGATCAAGTCGGTGGATGATTATGTCAACATGGTGGTCACCGCCGGCAAAAATTCAATC